AGATACTTTCTCCTAATGGTATAATATCTATTCATGATACAGATAAAAAGTTTACTGAAAATTATATTGTATCTCAAGATATAAAAGAACAAAATAAATACGACGATTTTGGTAATGGACCTTCTAAGTTTATAGAAGAGATAGGAGATGAATGGCAAAGATTTGATTTCTTTAACGAAGGTATATTAAAAACCAAACCAAGTTCTACAGGATTAACATTATTGAGACATGCCTAATTTAGTTACAGTTGTAGGAGAAAATACACATATTCTTCCTCATATGTTAAAACACTATGAAGATAAAATAGATAAAGCATATGTAGCTGTATATCGTCAAAGTAATGATGACGGTATATTAGAAGAGATAGAAGAACTAGGAATCTCACCTTTTATGGTATTTACTGAACCTAAATACAACTGGAATAGAGTAACTGAAATATATAACACAATAAAACAAACCAAACCAAATGATTGGTGGATAGTATCAGACGATGATGAACTACAAGTGTATCCTGAACCTATTGAGGATATAATAGATAAGTGTGAGAGACATGGATATGACTTTGTTACAGGGGGGTTTATAGATAGAATAGGTATAGATGGTACTTTCCCTGAAGTAACGAGAGACACTGATATTCATAGGTCTTTTCCACTAGCAGGTTTTTTTAGATACCCTATGTCTAAAGCATGTCCAAACAAAGTCACCTTAATGAAAGGTTATCAGGATATTAGCTCAGGTCAGCATTATGCATCTTTTAAAGATGGATCTACTAGTTGGGGTACCAAACACCCTAAAAGACTACCCGTTGAAGATGTTTTTACTCAAGTACATCATTTTAAATGGGATAGTAGCTGTGTTGAAAGAATAAAAAAGGTAGCAGATAACAATAAAGATTACTCATATTCAGAAGAATATAGAATTATGTACAATGCTATAAAAGATTCTAACTGGAAAATAGATATAGAGAATCTTAAATATTTAGTTGAAGAAATGAAAGAATTTTCGTATATTGAATATAAGGACTATCCACATTGGAATACATTAATGAACAAAATAGTTACAATATGAGCTCAAAATTAGATTTAGAAAAACAGCTTTTAGAAGAGAGAAAAGTAAAAGCTATTGAGAAAATTGCTAAAATACTAGATAACCTAACTCTTTGGTTTGAAGAAATCGATAAAGAAGAGTGGGGAGAAAGAATGCAGTACTACTTAGCAGAGTTTTTAAACAGAACACCAGAAGTAGAAAAAGAAGAAGAGCAAGAGGAAGATGAGTCATAAGTTAGGAATAATAATACCCTACAGAAACAGACCAGAACAGCTTGCAACATTCCGAAAAGAAATAAATGACTATCTTGATATAGATTTTGAGTTGATTGTAGTTGAACAATCAGACAAAAAAGACTTTAATAGAGGTAAACTTCTTAACATAGGGTTTTTAAAAGCTGAAGAACTGGGTTGTGATTATGTCATATTTCATGATGTAGATATGTTACCTGTTGAAGCTGATTACAGTTATGTAAATAAACCTACTCACTTAATAACTGAAGTAGATTTACCTGAAGGAGTTTCAAGAACCTTATTCGATGAGTATTTCGGTGGAGTAACAGCATTTCCTGTTAATTTATTTAAACAAATAAACGGATACAGTAACGAATATTACGGATGGGGATTCGAAGATGATGATTTATTACTTAGATGTTTAGAAAATCATATAGATTTAGATGGAAAAAAAGTTATACAAAGAGGACGTGAATGTATAGCATTAGAATTTAATGGTGAGGATAGCTTTGTTGCTGTTCCTAACAAACTTTCTATACTTCGTAACTTTTCTATATTTACATCTTTTAGTTATAACAACGTTATATCAGATGTAGATTTAGTTACTGATAATAACTCAATATTTAGTATACCTGGTTTTGATACTACATTAACTATAAACTCGTTTTTTGATTTAACCTTTCAATTTTGGAAAAACGATTTGAGCTCTATTTCTATTCCAACTAAAGGACTTCAAGCTGGTCATTTTAACGCTATTATTACAGTAGATAATAAAGGTGCAAATAGAAACACTGTTGACTATCAACCACCGGTAGTAAAATTTTACTTAAATGGTAAACTTGTAGGGGAAAATAGTTTTGATAAACTACTAAATATTCAAAAAGAACCTTATTTATATTTAGGAGTAGGTGATCCAGATAGAAAAGAGAAAAATAACTGGTTTAAAGGTAAAATAGATACTTTTGCTACATATAATGACGTACTTACTGATTCAGAATGTTTGCAGTTAGGTTCTAATTTAAAAGACAGTTTATTTAATCTTAAATCTAATGACAAATTAGTATCTTATTATGATTCTAAATTTGTTAATGGTACTGATTTGATTGATCTGAGAGGTGGTAATAATGCTAGAGTTTTCAATTGTGAGCAGACATTTACTCAATATACAAGCGATATAACAAAACCTATACCGCACAGAAAAGAAGGTAAGTTTAAAATATTACCTCACAGAGAAAATGGATATAAAGATGGGTATTGGGTTAGTTGGACTAGTAGAGAGAATCAACTAAGGTATTTAAATAACTATTACAGTTTAAAATCTAATTACCAGAAAGATGGTCTTACTAATTGTAAGTATAAGGTAAGAAATGAATTCAACAGTGAAAACTACCATCATATTGAAGTAATGTTATGAGTCATAAATTAGGAGTTTGCGTTCCATATAGGAATAGAGAATTACATATGAATGAGTTTATACCTAAGATAGGTAAATACTTAAAAGATAAAGGTATAGACTTTCAAATTTATATAGTACATCAAGTTGACGATAAACTCTTCAATAGAGGAGCTACTAAAAATATAGGTGCTAAACACGCTTTCGAAGACGGTTGTGATTATGTAGTATGGCATGATATAGATATGATTCCTGAAGAGGACGGCGGTTGTGATTATTCATATCCTGATAAAGGACCAAGACATATAGCTACTCAGATATCTCAGATGGATTATAAGTTAAAGTACCATGAGTATTTTGGAGGAGCAGTTTTGTTTACTAAAGAGCAAGTAGAAGCAACTAACGGTTACTCTAATGATTATTGGGATTGGGGTATGGAAGATGATGATTTATTCTATAGATGTCATCTAGAAGGTTTAACAAATGATACTTACTTAGATGTTAACCTACCTCAACACAAATATATTTCTTTTAACGGTAGTAATTCATACGGTAAAATACCATATCAGAGAGAGTTTAGAGGACTAACTTCTAGATCACATACAGTATCAGTATTAGTAAGAGCTTATCAACAACCAGAAAAAAATCCTATATTTCTTATTGGAGATAATACTCGTAGATATGTAGAGTATCCTATCTTTAGAATACCAGGGTATGATTACGGTATATCGTTTAATAATTCAAGAGCACTTTCATTAACTTACTGGAATTCATTTAACGGACATAACTATATGTGGTTAAAAAGATATGATAAACAATGGTCTTGGGTTACTGCAGTTATAGATTTATCTACTCATCATTCACATTTTTATTTAAATGGAAATGAAGTAGATGCTAGAGCCGGTATAGGAAGTTTATCACCATGGAGATTTAAAGGTAATCTTAAAAATTATGGTTCTAATGATTACTACTTAGGAACTTCACCATCTGAACCAGAAGATAGTACAATAAAGTACTTCAAAGGAGATATCGCTAAGGTACATGCCTGGAATAGAGCATTAACACCTCAAGAAGTAAGCAACTTACATAATAATATTCCTAGTGAAGGGCATTTAGTAGATATTGATTTTAATAATCCTAAGACTGAGCATAATTTATTTAATGTTGAAGAAAAAATAGAAGATATAAGAGTTCCTAATTCTATATTACCTCATAGAGTTGAAGGTAGAATGAGATGTTTACCACATCCTGATGAAGGTATAGTAGATGGTAAATTTGTAAAAGGTGAAACTACTGCAGCTAATGAACGTAGATATGTTCTTAAAATGCAAGATAAAAAAATTAACTATAAAGAAGATGGTATCAAGCAACTTAAGTATGAGTTAGTTGGAGAAAAAATACTTACTCCTTGGGCTAAAATGTTAGATATAAAATTATGAATTTCGACTACGGAATAGTAAAGAAAAAATTAGATGAACAAGGATGCGGTTTCTGTTTAGCAAAATGGACTCAAGTAACTATGCACTTAGGTACAGGATTAACACATTCTTGTCACCACCCTGTACAGCATAAAATACCATTAAGGGAGTTAAGAAACAATCCTTCTGCATTACATAACACCAGATATAAAAAGAAAAGAAGGAAAGAAATGCTTGAAGGTAAGAGACCTTCTGAATGTAACTATTGTTGGAACGTAGAAGATAACTCTCCTCACTTTTCTGATAGAACTTTTAAATCAGCTGAACCATGGTCACTTGACCAAATGGATAAAATTAAAAATACTAGATGGTCTGCAGACTACAATCCTAGATATGTAGAAGTTTCATTTAGTAATACTTGTAATTTTGCTTGTGCTTATTGTGGACCTCAATACTCTTCAAAATGGGTAGAAGAAATAGAAAAACACGGAGGGTACGATACGGCTACTAGATTTAATAGTATAAAGGATATAAAAGCAAGAGGTGAGATGCCTTATAAAAAATCTGAACATAATCCCTATATAGATGCATTTTGGGAATGGTGGCCAGATTTATTCAAAGATTTACATACATTTAGAATAACTGGAGGCGAACCTTTACTTTCTCCAGATACTTTTAAAGTATTAGAGTATATTCAAGATCACTGGGAAGAAAATCCTAATTTATCATTAGCTATAAATACTAATTTAGGAGTACCTAAAAAGTTAATAGATAGAATGATTAACATATGTAAAGATTTAGTAAACAATAATAAGATAAAAGAACTAATAATTTTTACTTCTGTTGAAGCTACTGGTAAACAAGCAGAATATGTAAGACATGGTTTAAATTATGATGATTTTTGGATAAACGTAGATAATATACTTACTGAGTTACCAAAAGTTACAGTAAATATTATGGCGGCTTTTAATGCATTATCAGTTTTTACATATAGTGAATTGATAGATAAGGTACTAATTTATAAAAAGAAACATTGGAATAAGGATAGGTACTGGAATACTGCATTACAGTTAGATACATCTTATACTCGTTGGCCACCTCATCTTAATATAAAAATATTAGAAGATAATCATAAAAAGTATATTTTAGATGCTGCTACTAAAGCATTATATTATGGTAGAAACGGTATGACTAAAATTAAGTATGGATTTAATGATGTTGAAATTCAGAAGATAAAGAGAACTTATGATTATGCAATAGGTAAAAATGACTATACTCCATTTGATGTAGAAAAACAAAGAAAAGACTTTGCAAGATTTATATCTCAATATGATGAACGTAGAGGTACTAACTTTGAAGAAACATTCCCAGAACTTAAATACATGTACAATGAATATAAGTAGAAGATATCCATGGATGTTATGGCCAGATAGTATATGTCCTTCATTTCTACCTAACCCTATACTTCCTAGAGTTCAGGGAGATCATTATTGGAAGATAGAAGTAGATTTTGAAAATACTGAAAATAATTTTTCTACTGTAAAAGATGTATTTTGTTTTGTTCCTAAATGTACAAGTTTATCTATATTTGAAAATAGATTATTTATAGGATTAGGATACGACAATCAAAATGATAGAGTAGAAACTAATTATTTATTTGAACCTAATGTAAAGTATAATGTAACTTATGAGCACCTACCTAAAGAAAAGTTAATAGTATCAATAAATAACAAAATTGAATTTGAATACAGTTTATTAGAAACACCTTTAGCTGTAGTTGATAACCCAGTAATATTTTTAGGTGCAAATACACATGTTACACAAGAAGAATCTGAAGAAATAGATATAAAGTTATTAAATTTTAAAATATACGACACAGAAGGTTTAGCATGTCATCATGATTTTAGTGAGATAATACACGGGAAGTCTGTAGATAAAACTGGTAACTTAAATTTTATATACCAAATAGCATGAAAACATCCTATGAGAATGCATTAAAGGCGATGAATAATACATCAACATCATTTTGTGCAGCAAAATGGTACAATGTATCTATTTGGTTAGGTAACGGTAGAACAGCTTCTTGTCACCATCCTCTCGCTCATAAAATACCAGATGAAGAATTAGCTAAAGACGCATCAGCATTACATAATACAGAGTTTAAAAAGAAACAACGTAAGATGATGCTGGAAGGAGAAAGACCACCAGAGTGTTCATACTGTTGGACTGCAGAAGACGCATCAGGTGGTAATAGAGAAGGGGTATATAGTGATAGAGTATATCAAACTGCTCGTTATACTGATGAGGAGATAGCTGCCTTGAAAGATATACCGTGGGATAAAAATGTTAATCCTAAAACTGTAGAAATATGCTTTGATAACTTATGTAATTTAGCATGTTCATATTGTAACTCTGAATTTAGTTCTACTTGGTCTAAAGATATTTCAACAAACGGTCCATACAAAGACATGGAAACATTTGGAGGAAAGACTTATAGACAAGATGGTTCACTGGCAATGCCTTTTGGAAATAAGAATGAAGGTAATATTTATGTTAAACGGTTCTTTGATTGGTTTCCTGAAATAAAAGACGGGTTATTTGAACTTAGAGTTTCAGGCGGTGAACCTTCAAGGAGTCCTTCTTTCTGGCATCTTTTAGATGTTTGTGAGAACGAAAAATTTGATTTTGCAGTTAACAGTAATCTTATTATGGAAGATAGTAGATTACAAAAATTAATAGCTGCAAGTAAAAAATTTAAAAAGTTTGAAATATATACATCCGCTGAATGTTACGGTCCTTTGCAGGATTTTGTAAGAGATGGTTTTGAATGGGATGTATGGGAAAAAAATATGTTTGCATTAAATAAAGAAGATTCTGTTACGACGGTTAATATAATGATGACTATATCAGCTTTAAGTGTTTGGGGTGTTGCTGAATTTTTAGAAAAAATAGTTCAATGGAGAAAATCAACTAGACCTGATCAGTTTTATATGTCCTTAAATATTTTAAGATTTCCTTCTTTTCAAAGTGTAAATATTATAGAGCAGCAATATAAAGATATATTAGCTGAAAGAATAGAAAATACGTTAGATAAAATCAAGGACGTATTAAGACCTTGGGAAATAAATCAAATAACTAGACTAACTAAGTATTTAAAAAATGTTACGAAATCACAAGAAGATAATGATGAGTTAGGTAAGAAATTAACTGACTTTAAAAACTTCACTCAACAGTACTCAGTACGTAGAGACATGCCTATAGAAAAGCACTTTACAGCTGAAATGTTAAATTGGTATAACACAATATAATGGCGGAACATAGAAATCATATTAAGTATAAGTTTAAGGAAAACCCAGGAGATAGAATAAGTAAAACATTCTGTGCATTACCTTGGTCTCATCTACATCACTGGCCTGATGGTAGAGTATATCCTTGTTGTTTGACTGACTATAGACATCCTATCGGACATGTAAAAGACGCAACTTTAGAAGAGTTGTGGAATGTTGATAGAATGAAGGAGTTAAGAAAAGATAAACTTGAGGGTAAAAAACATGAACATTGTGCCAAATGTTATCTTCAAGAAGAAAACGGAGATGAGAGTATGAGGGTAGCTTCAAATAGATTAATGAAAGATCATTTAGATACTTTTGTTAATACTACTGAACAAGACGGACATAGTAATGATTTTACTTTAAGGTATTGGGATTTTCGTTTTTCTAACTTATGTAACTTTAAATGTAGAATGTGTGGTTCATCCCTTAGTTCTAAATGGTATAAAGATGAAGTAGATATATTTGGTCAGAGTGAAAATGATAGAGCACTTATACATGTAAACGATTGGAGTAAAAAAAATATCTATGAGTATATAGATATGTTTATTGAAGACGTAGAAGAGATTTATTTTGCAGGTGGGGAACCATTAATGATGGAAGAGCACTATATGATTTTAAAAAAGCTTATTGAAATAGGTAACACTGATACCCGAATCAGATACAACACTAACTTCAGTATGTTAAAGTTTAAAAAATGGGATGTTTTAGAACTGTGGAGCCATTTTACTAAACGCAATCCTCTTAATGTAAGAATATTTGCTTCATTAGACGCAATGGGAGATGTTGCAGAATATGCTAGATCTGGAACAGATTGGAAAAAAATAGAAGATAACGTTAGATTAGCTATCGATAAAGGATTTCATTTTGACTTTAGTTGTACTGTAAGTATATTAAATATATTTCAAATACCAGACTTCGTAGATAGAATGATTGAGTTAGGAGTTCAATGGCATGGTGTTCATTTAAATAACGTTTTAACATTCCCAAGATACTATGCTTTAGATACTTTACCAACTGATTTGAAAATTAAAGCTAGAGATAACCTATATCACCATCTAAGAAAAGTACCAGAGTTTTATAAAAAACAAATGAAACAAAAGTACGATATTATTACAAAGTATTTCGAGTTAGATAAAGGAGAAGTAGATAAGTCTAAAGAAAACGGAGAAATGAAAAATATTGTTTCTTTAGTAGATGAGTATAGAAAAGAATCTTTCACTACAGTATACCCATATTATAAAGACTGGTATAACAGTATTCCTGATACAAACAATAAGGTTAAAACTAATATTTAACCTTTTCAATCATGAACTCTTTCTGCCCTAGTTTTTTCAATCATGTAATGAATGACTCCTATGGAGTTTATAAAGCATGTTGTTTGCACGTACCTGAAATAAAAAATGGTAAAGTAAACGGAATAACAGTAGATCAGCCACTAGAGAGTTTTTGGAATAGTGAACAATTAGCTAAAGATAGAATAAAAAGTATAAACGGTGAATATATCAAAGGATGTGATGTATGTTATCATGCTGAAAAAGAAGGAGGTGCATCCTTACGAACTGATTTAGTTGAATCTTATCAAAACGATAAAAAGTTTATTGAAAGAGTACAATCAGCTAGAAAGAATAACGGAATACTTAATCATGCTCCTATATCAGTTGAGTATAGAGTAGGTAACTTATGTAACTTAAAATGTAGAATGTGTTCACCTCAAGACTCAAACCTTATTAACAATGAGTATTTAGAGATAACATCTACATTATCAGAAGATTCTCTTAAAAATCTTTTTCCTACATTAGATGAACCTGTTAATATTGATATGGAACAATACTGTAACCATATTAAAGATAATGTTGAAGATATAGAAGTTATAAGATTTTCCGGTGGAGAACCTTTAATTAATAAGTCTTTTTATGAACTTATAGATTTCTTTATAGAATCAGGTCATTCATATAATTTAGATTTAAGAATAAATACTAATCTAACTAAATTAAATTTTGACTTACTCACTAAACTTAATAAGTTTAAAAACGTTAATATTGATTTTTCTATTGATGGTATAGAAGATACATATGAATATGTTAGATACCCTATGAAATGGTCAGTTATAAATAAAAAGATAGATATGTTAGATCAGTATATTAGAAATAATAAGACTAATATTAACGTATATGCCAACTATACAGTTCAAACATATAATTTAATTCATATGCTTGATGCTATAGATTTTTTCTTAGATAGAAACTTTATACCTGTACTACATCCTGTTACTAATCCTCATTATCTAAATATAAAAAATATACCAGAGGAACTTAAAGAGAAAGCAATATTAAAAATAAACGATAAGATAAAATACTTAAAAGTTAGGTATACTAACATACCTGAATCCAGAAAAAAGTGGATTATTAATAAACTTAAATCTTTAATTACCTTAATAAAAATAACATCAGAGAAAAGCAGTATAAGAGACTTTGTTAAGTTTACAGATATTTTAGATAAGAAGAGAAAACAAAATTTTTTAGAATTAGATCCTTTTACCTATAATCATTTTAAATTGAATAGTATATGAAAGTAGATCTAAAAAATTATTTTTGTGACTTACCTTTTACCTATACAGAGATTCATAAGGATAGACAAACTATGTGCTGTCCGTATTGGAATGATACTAATCTAAAAAAATCTCCTGATTATTTAAAAAACTGGTTTAGCTCAGAAGCAGAAGAAATAAGAGAATCTATGCTGGATGGTACTTTTAAAAACTGTAGTAGTGAATTCTGTCCACATTTAAATGTACTTGTCAATAAAGGCGAAGCAACAGGTCCGATAAGACCTATAAAAGAATTTAATCCTAATAATTACAATAAACCTAAACGAATAAAAATTTGTATTGATCAGTCTTGTAATTTAAGATGTCCTACTTGTAGGGATAATATAATACCTAATACAGACCTTAATACAGCATTGACTTTAAATCAGTTGAGAAAGGTAGAAGAAGGCTTTAGTGATGAACTTGAGGAATTTTTTACTAGTGGTACTGGTGATCCTCTTTATAGTAAACCAATGAGAGAGTATCTAATTAACTTTCCAGTAGAAAAGTACCCTAAGTTAGATAGAATCATATTACATACTAATGGTATACTTTTAACTACTAAACTTTGGGATAAACTAAAAAATATTAGAAAGTTTATAAAGCAAGTTGAGATAAGCATAGATGCTGCAACTAAAGACACTTATGAAAATAAAACTAGACTGGGAGGTAAATGGGATGTGTTGATTGAAAATCTTAAGTTTATAAACAAAATAGAAACTATAGACAAAATTACTACTTCTTTTGTCACACAACAAGCAAACTATAAAGAAATAATACCATTTGTAGAGTTAATGAATAAGATATTCTATAAACATAGAGATCATAAAAATATTTTTTATAGAGTTGCTAACTGGGGAACATTCTCAGAAGAAGAATATAAGAAAGTTAATGTACTAGATAATACTCATCCTGAACATTATGAGTTTTTAAATGAAGTACGTAAATTAAATAGATATCGAAATGTTATATCTAATTTAGAACTAGAAGCTGAGTTACTGTAATGGAAAAAGAAATAAGAAATATAGAAGGTACTTTTTGTTCTGCACCTTATATTGCTTCCTACATAGGAACACAAGGAGAGTTTATGCCCTGCTGTATTTTTAATCCTGAACATAAATTATCTACATATTCAGGTGATGACGATTTACTAGAACACATGAACTCCCCAGCAGCTGTTCAGTTACGTAAAGACCTTCACAATGGTGTAAAAGCAAAAGGGTGTGATCATTGTTGGGAATTAGAGGATAAAGGAGAACAGTCATTAAGGTATAATTTTAACAGGGTATATGATTATGACGATGTAGTTAAAGCTACAAATGAAAACAATTTTTTCATACCAGATTTAAAATTAAGGTATATAGACATTCGTTTTTCAAATAAATGTAATTTAAAATGTGTAAGCTGTGGAAGTAATTGGTCTACATCATGGTATAATGATTCAGTAGCATTAGGTTTAACTCCTGAAGGAGCTCCTAAGCTTAAATCTATTGAAAATACTGAAAATTTATTACTTCAACTATATGATCAAATAGATAATATAAGACAGATATATTTTGCTGGTGGAGAACCTTTAATGCTACCAGAGCATTATAAATTATTAAATAAAATTATAGAAAAAGGTAGAGCTGATAAAATTGCTCTTTTGTATAGTACTAATATGGCTAAGTTAACATACGGAGTATGGGATGTAGTACCGTTATGGAAAGAGTTTAAAGAAATATGTATTCAAGCTAGTCTTGATGGATCTCATTCTCGAGGAGAATATTTACGTACTAATATAAAATGGAATAATGTAGAAGCTAATATTGAAAGACTACAAAAAGAAGTACCTCATTTAGATTTTAATATTGCTCCAACTATAAGTTGGTTAAATTCTTACAACGTTGTTGATTTACATAGAGAGTTTATTGAAAAAAATTACTTATCAGTTGGTAAAATTCATGCTAATATTTTACATGCACCTGTTCAGTTTACTCTATGGAAGCTTCCTAAGAATCATTTAAATGCTTTGATAAATAAATACAATAATCATATAGAGTGGTTAAAAACGTTAGAAGGAGAGGAAAATCATATACTTAGTGATGTTAGAGCTTTTGAAAAAGTAGTAAAGTATATTAAGCAAGGATCAAATTTGAGAGAAGACAAGTATAACGAAGAAGCATATAGTTATATGCAAGGTAAATTAGATAGAATAAGGAAAGTAGACTTCTTTAAAATTTTTCCTGAGTTCGAAGATTTAAAAAACAAGCATTACTATGAGTAAATTTATATGTAGTTTACCATGGAAACACCTAAGTGTTATGCCGCATGGATGGTCTTCTGTTTGCTGTGAAGCTAATTGGGAAAGTAAGTATGCTTTATCACAAAACTTCAATAGTAAAGATACTAGACCTGTACATATAAGAGATGGAGTTAATAAAATAGTAAATTCAGAGTCTTTTAGAAAAATAAGAACTGATATGCTATCTGGAGAAGTACCAGAGGCTTGTTTAACTTGCTATAAAATAGAAGAAGCAGGAGGATTTTCAAAAAGAAATAAAGAAAAAATATTAGATGAATCTTATCTACAATCTATAACTAAAGAAGACGGTACAATACAACCCGATGTTAGGTACCTAGAATTAAGGTTAGGTAATTTTTGTAATTTAAAATGTAGAAGTTGTAATGCTGAATCATCAACTTCATGGGTAGACGATTATTATAAATTAAAAGATAAAATAAATCTACCTAGTGGGTACGATAAACTTAAATCTGATGGAGTTGATTACGATTGGGTAGAAGATCCCAAAGTATATTTGGATCTTTTACAGAATGGGTTTAAATTAGATGAATTACATATAAGTGGTGGTGAACCTTTTTTAGTAGATAAACATTCATATCTATTAGATCTATTAATAGAAAGAGATTTAGCTAAAGACATTTATATAACGTATATTACTAACGGTAATTATAAGTTTGAAAGAATAGTTCCTATATTAGATAGATTGCATCACTTTAAACAGGTTAAATTAAACTTTAGTTTAGATGATACTTTTAAAAGAAACGATTATATTAGAAGTTTAAGTAGATTTGAAACAGTAATTGGTAATATAAAGAAATATACTGACAAATATGACTTTGATTATGCTATAATTCAGACTATTCATGTTTTTAATTTTTTATATTTAGAGGAACTTCATTTGTATTTAGAAGAAAAAGGCTTATATTATAAAGACGGAACTGGTGTTATTAAAGTAATTAGGGATAATTATGTAAATTATCCTAACTACCATAATGTAAAAGTTATACCTTTAGAAGTAAGAAGAAAAAAAATAGACAGCATAGAAGGTAAACTAGAAGAAGGCTTTTTCAATAGATTAAAAAGCAACTTTTACGATTCTGAAGATAACAAACTAGTAAATGAATTTATTAGTACTACAGAGGAGGTAGATAAAGTAAGAAGAGAAGACTGGAAAGCATTATTCCCAGATTTAGTTAATGCGTTAAAAGATAAATCAATATTTATATGAAATTAGCACAAGAAGAATTGACTCAATTGAGAGCTATACAAGAGAGCAATAAAAAATTAGTAAACGAATTTGGTATAATATCTATATCAGAGGAGTCTCTTAAAAAAAGAAAAGCTACTGCACTTATGGCTTTAGAGCAACTTAAAACTGCTGAACAAGATCTAGCGAAAAAACTAGAAGATAAATACGGAAAAGGGAGTGTAGACATAGATTCAGGAGAATTTATTCCTCTTTAGTCCTTTTAGAGATAAATCACTATATTTATATATGATACCGTATAAAGATAAGAAGACGGTTTCGATGTATTTACGATATTTATAAGAGTACTCAATAATTTAACTTATATAACATGGCAGAAACATTAATCTCCCCAGGTGTACTAACAAGAGAGAACGATATATCATTTATCGCTCCTGCAGCACTTGAAGCCGGGGCAGCAATCATTGGACCAGCAGTTAAAGGACCAGTAGAAACTCCTACCCTAGTAACCTCGTTCGGGGAGTATAGTAGAATCTTTGGAACTACTTTTTCTTCTGGATCAACTAAACAAGAATTTTTAACTTCTATAGCAGTAAAATCTTACTTTGGTAACGGAGGAAACTCAGTACTTGTAACAAGAGTTGTTACAGGATCTTTCGGGTCAGCTTCTGCTACTCACATATCTGCTTCAGCAGATGGAGGTACAGCACCTTTTACTCTACAGACTTTAGGTAAAGGAACTATATATAACAGTTCAGGGTCTCTTAACTCAGACGGATCTTTAGTCAATGGATCATCAGACAATGTTAGATGGGAAGTAGCAAATGTAAACAATGCAAAAGGAACATTTACACTTAACATCAGAAGAGGAGATGACAATCATAAAAATAAAGTAGTATTAGAATCATATTCTAACTTAACGTTAGATCCTGAAACTGATAACTATATTGAAAAAGTAATAGGTAACCAGACTAAGTCTATCAATACTAGTGAAGACCCAGCTTTTATATCTACTACAGGAGAATACGTTAACAGATCAAAATACATTAGAGTATCTGCTGTTAACAGACAAACATTAAATTACATTGGAAATGACGGATCGATAAGAGTTGGTTCAGCATCAGGTTCTTTACCAATTGCTGATTCTGGTTCTTTCACAGGAGCAACTGGAGACAATGTAGTAGGAGGAGATAATTACTTCGGAGATATCAGCACTAGATCACAAGGTCTTACAGGTGGTAACTACACTAACGCTATCTCAGTACTAGGTAATAAAGACGAGTACGTATTTAACATTATATCTGTTCCAGGTCTTACAAGAGCTTCTCACGGTACTCAAGTAGACGCAGTTATTTCATTAGCTGAAAGTAGAGGTGATTGTATAGCAGTAGTAGATCTTTCTAACTACGGTACTTCTGTAGCAAATGCTGCAGCTGCTGCTGATTCAGTTAATAGTTCTTACGGAGCTGCATACTGGCCTTGGTTACAGACACAGTCAGCTACAGGTAAAAACGTATGGATTCCAGCATCAACTATTATTCCTGGAGTATATGCATTTACAGATGGAGCTGCTGCACCATGGTTCGCACCTGCTGGTTTAACTAGAGGTGGAATCGGAGACGTAATTCAAGCGGAAAGAAAATTAACAAGATCTCAAAGAGATACTTTATATGATGCTACAGTTAATCCAATTGCTACCTTCCCAGGAGCAGGTATTAACGTATTTGGTCAGAAAACACTTCAGACTAAATCATCAGCTTTAGATAGAGTAAATGTTCGTAGGTTAATGATCGATCTTAAGAAATTCGTAGGTGATGTATCAAGAACATTAGTATTCGAACAAAATACAACTACTACTAGAAATGGATTCTTAGCTCAAGTTAATCCTTATTTAGAGTCAGTAGTACAGAGACAAGGACTTTACGCTTACAGAGTAGTAATGGACGACTCTAATAACACACCAGATGTAATCGACAGAAATCAGTTGATTGGTCAAATCTTTATTCAACCAGCTAAAACAGTTGAATTTATAGTATTAGACTTCACAATCGAACCAACAGGCGCAACATTTGGAGAATAATTTTAAATTTATAATATTTATAATAAAGTAATAAAATGGCAGTATTAGATCCAAATGAAATAATGTTTAGAGCTTTCGAGCCTAAAGTACAGAATAGATTCGTAATGTATATCGATAATATTCCGTCCTTTATGATTAAAAACGTAACAGCTCCAAACTTCGAGGATGAGGAAGTCAAACTCGATCATATCAACACATATAGAAAAATTCGTGGTAAAAGAGAATGGGGTAACATGGACATGACATTATATGATCCAATTACACCTTCTGGAGCACAAGCAGTAATGGAATGGGCTCGTTTATCTTACGAATCAGTAACTGGTAGAGCAGGATATTCAGACTTCTACAAAAAAGATCTAGTACTTAATGTATTAGGACCTGTAGGTGATATAGTTTCTGAATGGATAGTCAAAGGAGCTTTCATTACTTCAATGGAACAAGGTTCTTTCGATTGGGCTACATCAGATGTCGCTGAATTAAGTATTACAGTAGCAATGGATTATTGTGTACTAAACTACTAAGACATTACCCGACAAGTATTAAAGACCCACCTTCTGGTGGGTTTTTTTATAGCTATATTTTTCGTAAATTGTTATTAATGAAACTACAACAAAAAGTACTTCACGGTTTTAGTAAATTAAAAAATACTACTTTATCCTGGACTAAAAGTGATAATGAACGTAGATTTAAAGAAAATCTGAGGAATTTTCCTAATGATGAAAATTTACTATACTATAGAGATAACCCTATTCAGTATAAATTAAATAACTACGGATTTAGAACTGATATAGATTTTAAAAAGGGTACTGAAGGTAATGTATTTTTAGGATGTAGTCATACCTTTGGCTCAGGACATCATATAGAAAATGTATGGTCTTACAAAGTTAATGATAAAATAGGTGGTAATTTTTTAAATTTAGGAGCTCCTGGAACCGGGATTGGGACTTCTTCAAGATTATTAGATTATTTTAAAGATATGTTAAAAGTAAAGAATATTTTTCTTTTTACCTTTCACCCGTATAGATATGAATATTTTGATCCTATACCAGAAGAATGGCTTACGATTTCACCAACATTTGATTGGTTAGCTAAACCTAGGTCAACAAGAATGTATCTTACTAAAGATTTACAGAAAGTATTATTAGAAGATAATAATATGGAAATGTATTATAATTTACATTTTAATAAGATAGTAAACCTTGCTGATTATATGGGAGCACAGTTATTTACTGTTACTCCACTTAGTAAACAGCAATACCACTATATTAACGTAAACAAAAGTAAAACTGTAGGTATACCATCTAAAGCTAGGGATAACCATATGCCCGTTTCTCACCATAATGAATATACAAAAATAGCTTTAAACAGTTATAAAAAGAAGATAAAACCTAATAGTACACCTCAAACTTTTCAACTTTCAGAAGAACCTTCTAAAATATTTGGTAATAACATAATATAATCGTATATTAATTTAATATTACGGCAAGTTTAAGAGAATATTAAGAAACTTGCTATTTATTAATATAAATCCTTTATATTATGAGATTACTAAGCAAAATTAGGATAATCCTAGCATTTGCATTACTCATTCTAGGAATGATTACTCTACATGCTAAGGATAATGAAAAAGAAGAAACTGCCAAGTATATGATTTACTTAGATATACGTGCAGAACTCGACGCTGGAGACTTGACTCTAGAAGAGGCCCAAAAGAAATGGCGAACAGCAATTAAACAACTTAAGAAAGAAGAGGGTAAATAAACCCTCTTTTTTTGTTGGTTCCCATTTTAAAAGTTCTTATATTTATATAAAATACTAGT